GCATGCCGATGGCGAAGCTGAATCAGGTCTCGTGGATGCAAAACCTGATGTTCCGGGGGTCGGAGACGGCAACCGATACCAGCTCCGCTGGCGACACCTATGCGGACCTCTCCGGCTGGCAGATGCTCCAGCAGATGCAGATGACGGAGCTGACCTACGAGAAGTATCTGGAGACCTACGGGGTCAAGAGCGTCAACCTCGCCACGGGCCAGCCCGAAATCCTCCGCTACTCCCGGAGCTGGACCCAGCCCGTCAACCACGTCAACCCGGCGGACGGCGCTCCGGCGTCGGCGTGGGTGTGGTCGGACGAGATGAAGATGGAGAAGGACAAGCGCTTCGACGAACCCGGCTTCATCCTGCAGGTCGCGTGCATCCGGCCGAAGATGTTCCAGGCCGGCGTCCTGACCTCGATGGTGGGCAACCTCTGGGGCTTCACCGACTGGTTCCCCAGCTACCAGCTGACCGATCCGACCGCGGGCGTGCGTCAAATCCAGACCACGGATTCGATCTTCGATGCAGCCCTCAACGCCTCCGAAAGCGCTGCCACTCTGCTGTATGATCATCGCGATCTGCTCACTCATGGGGAGCAGTTCGTCAACGATCGCACAAATAACCCCTATACCATGCCGGAAGCCACCGGCATGTCCCTACTGGCAGCGGCAAACGCTGAGGACGTTAGGGGTGAGTACGCCGCGAGCGCCGACGTAGACGCTCTATTCGTCGGCGCGACTGCCTCGACTCGGCTCTGTTACTACGAGGGGATGACCCAGCTGGTCATCTCGGGCCAGATCGTGGACTCGACGCCGCTGCGCTAGCGGTCGGAGAGGCCGGGGGGGGGTTCTCGCCGCCCGCTGCCCCCCCCCGGTTTCTGAGCCTCTTTCTTCTACTGTTAAAGAAAGAGCGCAAGATTCATGCCAACTTTTGTCCAGTGAATACAATGGGTTGTCCTGTGGACAATATCGGGGGTGATAACGGAACCACGATACAAAATGTGGTGCTTCTGTGGATAACAACAGGGTTATCCACAGAACTGTGGATAAGTGCAGATACCGCGAAGCGGGGACTTGATAGTATATGCACACCTGACACCCTCTGGGGTGGCAGGTGAGCGCGCTAGCACCCCTCCTAGCCGCGCTCGGGGTCCGGCGGCTCGCCGCCGGGCTCGCCCTCAAGGGCGGTCAAGTCTCGCGATCAGAGTTCGCGAGCACATGGGCTCCGCCGCATTGCGCGGACCCTCAAACCGTCAACCGGTCCATCCGCCGGATCGCAGGTGTGCGATCCATGGAGGTCTCGATGCAGGTTCCGTGTCGGAAGTGCCCGCGCTGCCTTCAATTCAGGCAGCTCCGCTGGCGGGAACGCGCCCTCTATGAGTGCGCGAGGGCCAATCGAACATGGGCGGTGACGCTCACATTCTCGCCGGTGCAGCTCGCCGGCGTGCTGGTCTCCGCCGACGGCGGCCAGCTCGTGCAAGTCGAGCGTCGGGCGTATCGCGACGTCCAGCTCTACCTCAAGCGGCTCCGCAAGTCGGGGGCCGTCTTCCGCTACCTAGCGGTCTTCGAGAGGGGCGAGTCCTCAGGGCGAGCGCACTACCACCTGCTGGTGCACGAAACAGGCACCCACCCAGTGCCGAAGCGCGTGATCGAAGAAACGTGGCCAAGCCACGTCCACGCGCGATTGGTCGATAAGGCGACGACGGGCTCGGCGTCCTACGTCACCAAGTATCTGACCAAAAACTTAGCCGTGAGGCCGCGAGCAAGCGGGCGTTACGGCGTGGCAGCCTTGCCGCACAAGGCCACCACGGTGAAACAACCGTGATGCTTAGGCATCAAACCAATCCCCCCGAGGTATCGGATAAGTTCATCCGGGGGGATGATAGGGGGGTTTGGTTTGGTAATGGGACTTGTGACCTTGCTTTGTAGGAGAGGAACGACATGGCGCGAGGACACTACGCGACGCCAAGAGGGGCATTACTACGTCCTGACGTGCGACCGAGCTTGCCGAGGGTGCCAAGCCCCGCCAACTCGAACAGCCGACCGCGCTGGCGACCTTCGGTCGTCAGCCCCTCCGTGATCCCGTCTGTTGCTCGGCGTGTTGCCAGCGCACCGCAGACGGCGCGGGCTGTTCGCTCCGGCCTGATGTTTCTGGCCGGCTACAATCCGGCCCTCCGGGGACCGAGGGCCGTCGCCCAGCTGCTCGGGTTGCTGGCGGATTGGGCTCCCGAAATCGCGGATGCGTTCGGGTTCGATCCGTCCCGGCTCTGGGAGCTGTTCCCCGAGCTCGTCCCGAGCTCGGCCGAGGACGTGATCCCGGTCAACCTCCCCTTGGGGGAGCTGGCCCCGGTCGGGGGGAGCTGGACCCTCAGCGCCTCCTGCGCGAGCGCGGGCCCCCCGACCCATGGGCGCTACCAGACGCGCACGATCTCGGTGGTCAACTCGGCGATCGTCAACTCGGTCAACAACTGTCTGTCGAGCCAGCACATCGGGGAACCGACGTTCATCGAGCTGGCGACTGGGGTCACCGGCACCCAGTCCAACAACATCACCATGGCGACCTACACCCATGGCACCCTGCCGAACATCTACGGCACCTGGTCGCGCTACTGGACCCGGCCGGCGTCCGATATCGGCACGCCCTACCAGCTCTACCCTGAGCCGGTCCCGAGGGCCTGGCCCCGTCCGCTCCCTCGGTATCGGCCGGTCCCGGAGGTGCCCCTCGTGACGGCTGGGAAGCCCGGCAAGCGGCCGGATCTGGCGCTCGTCACCGGGAAGGGGCGGAAGACCCGTGTGGTCATTCAGGGCTCGCAGAAGCCCCGCCCGGGCACCAAGGAGAACAAGACCACGGCGAAGGCGGCCGTGGGCGCGCTCCTGTATGGAATCTACCGGGTCGCCGACGGCGTCGGCGAGCTGCGCGAGGTGATTCAGGCGATCTACGATGCGCACCCGGATTCCCCCAGGACGAGGAACCCGATCAAGGTGATCAACTGGCTTTTCGGGGAGGGCCACATCCGGGAAATGGCCCTCAGCACCATCGTCACGGCGATCATCGGAAACGAGATCGAGGATCGCATCATCGGCCGGCTCAACCGGCTCGGGGACACCCGCAACCTCGGCGGCACCGTCAACAGCTTTTCGAGTGTCCCGAGGACCGACCTCTGGGTCTACTGAGTGCCCTATCGGGCAGGTTCCCCCCCCAACGGGGGGGGGAAGGGGCGGGGGGCGCTTACAGCAGAATGCCGAATCAGGCAATCCCCGGATTTCGTAATTGCGGGTCTGTCAACCCCATTTACGAATAAAAGTCCTTTCAACCTTAGGTAGAGGACTTTCCACAATGGCCCGAAGGACAACCCGTCGTGTCTCACGCTCGCGTTCTTACAGCGCTCCTCGCAGCCGTAGCCGCAGCCGCGCTGGCTACGCTGCCCCCCGGCGCGCTCCAGCTCGTGCTCGCAGCAGCGCTCCGAGCACCATCCGCATCGTGCTCGAGCAGCCCCGTCCCGCCGCTGTGCACCCCGGAAGCATCGTCCCGGTGATCTCGGCGCCGGCTCGATCGAAGTTCTGAGGCTCCTGTGGTCCTCCAGGTCATCCAGCCCGGGCAGACGCGCACGCGCGTCTCCCGGCGTCCCAACTTCCCGATCGCCGGCACCCTCGTGCCGTTCGGTCTCTACCCGCTGATGTGTCATCCGGTGCTCCCGGGTGAGACCCTGAAATCCGCCGTCACGCGCTGGCGGGTTCTCTCCATGCCGGTGAAGCATCCCCTCGCCGGCGCATGGCTGGAATCGTGGCTTTTCTATGTGAAGCTGACCGACATCTCCCGCGACCTCGGGCAGATGTTCGTCTCCGATTCCTACTCCACCTCCGGCTGGACTGCCGGCGGTGACTCGGCCCGCTACTTCGTCAAGAGCGGCCAGATCAACTGGATCGCCGAGTGTCTTGAGCGCTGCGTCGCGGCGTTCTTCCTGAACCAAGGCGAAACGGTCCGCACCATCGACGGCATGCCGATGGCGAAGCTGAATCAGGTCTCGTGGATGCAAAACCTGATGTTCCGGGGGTCGGAGACGGCAACCGATACCAGCTCCGCTGGCGACACCTATGCGGACCTCTCCGGCTGGCAGATGCT